ATGGACGAAAAACAGTTGCAGGCTCTGGCTAACGAACTGGCCAAAAATCTCAAAACCCCTGAAGATCTTAGTCAGTTCGATCGCCTGCTGAAGAAAATTAGCGTTGAGGCGGCTCTCAATGCCGAAATGTCTCACCATCTGGGCTACGATAAAAATCAGCCTAAATCGGGTTCCAATACCCGCAACGGCTACTCGACAAAAACCGTCGCTACTGCTGATGGCCCGCTTGAACTGCGTACTCCCCGCGATCGCGAAGCCACCTTTGAACCCCAGTTGCTGAAGAAAAATCAGACCCGCATTACCGGCATGGATAACCAAATCCTGTCGCTGTACGCCAAAGGGATGACCACCCGCGAGATCGCCGCCGCGTTCAAAGAGCTGTATGACGCTGATGTCTCGCCGGCGCTGATCTCAAAGGTCACCGATGCGGTCATGGAGCAGGTTACCGAATGGCAGAATCGCCCACTGGATGCAGTCTATCCCATTGTTTATCTTGACTGTATCGTCCTGAAGGTCCGGCAGGACAGTCGCGTCATCAATAAATCTGTGTTCCTGGCGCTGGGTATCAATATCGAAGGCCAGAAAGAACTACTGGGTATGTGGCTGGCCGAAAATGAGGGCGCGAAGTTCTGGCTCAATGTGCTGACTGAACTGAAAAACCGTGGCCTGAACGATATCCTCATCGCCTGTGTTGACGGCTTAAAAGGCTTCCCGGACGCTATTAATACGGTGTATCCGGATGCTCGCATCCAGTTATGTATCGTGCATATGGTACGCAACAGCCTGCGGTTCGTCTCCTGGAAGGACTACAAAGCGGTCACCCGCGACCTGAAAGCCATCTATCAGGCTCCCACGGAAGAAGCAGGTCAGCAGGCACTGGAAGCGTTCGCCGCTGCCTGGGACAAGCGGTATCCGCAGATAAGCCGGAGCTGGGAGTCGAACTGGGCTAACCTGGCGACGTTCTTCGCTTACCCGGCAGACATCCGCAAAGTCATCTACACAACGAACGCAATCGAGTCGCTGAACAGCGTGATCCGGCATGCGACAAAGAAACGTAAGGTGTTCCCGACGGATGACTCAGTGAAAAAGGTGGTGTGGCTGGCAATCCAGGCAGCGTCACAGAAATGGACGATGCCACTGCGGGACTGGCGTATGGCAATGAGCCGTTTTATTATCGAGTTCGGTGACCGCCTGGACGGTCACTTCTGAGAAAAGGCATTTACACAGAATCGTGTACAGGGTCCCAAAATCATGGTAACTAAATCAGGTGGCCGCTGGTTCGCCAACCTTGATGATGCTTAACCCTCATGATCACCTGAATCAAGGGCGTTTTTTGCTAACCAAATGCGGGCTTCAGTGCCTGCATTTGGCTCTAACTCCTGAAGACGCTTTACATCCTCAAGCAGCAGCGCGATAACATATTTAAATTCTTTTTCATCCACTTCAGTACCCTCTCACTAATTCATTGAATAGGTTATTTTGCTGTCCTGATAGCTTCAGCTATAGCTCGGCTCAGTGCGGCAGGCATCAATGCTTCAGCCATCGCCTTTGAGCGGTCCATATACCCGAGTACAGGAGTCACAGGAAGCGCATCACCAAACCTCACCAGCAGCTTAGGAGAGCGCTGTTTCGGCTTCGGCCTGCGCGTACCGTTCGCTGAACGCTTTGCCCGTTTCTTCTTCGACTTCTTCGGCTTCCTGCGCTGCCAGACAGCGTTGACGCCATTCACCTCACCGACGAACACATTCGGCTTCGCTTTCATCTGCGAAAGCTTATTGCGCGGCATGTTTCCGTATTTGTTCAGCTTGATGTTCTTCGGGTTGAGCAGCGCCTGGCTGTTCAGCTTATGCTCACCGCCAAACTCAAAGGGCTCCAGGTATTCAGCGGCGATATCACGCACATAAACTTTCGCGCGGAGGTTGTTCTTTCTGGCCCCCGATGAGCCCACAGCATTAACCGTGAACGGCGTCGGCGATTCCAGCTTTCGCCCCAGTGCGACTTTTTGCGCTGCGGCAATTTCTCGCACGACTGTTGTCATTGCCTGCGCCGTGGCGAAGGGTATTTGTTTCTGCAACTGCGTTAACTGGCGGGAAAGATCCTTCAGAGTTGCCATGTTTACCCACCATTAGTTAAGCCATTAAAAAAGCCACCCGAGGGTGGCCTTTGCGATGGCGATAAGCGTCACTTTGTAGGCAATGGCATCCATCGCAACACTTCAAATCGCGAGTGTGCTACAACGCCAGTAAAACCGAAGATTGCTTGATTAGGTTCCCCAAAACCATCGAAACAGCCAACAGCAATTCCTTTGTCAGTATCGAGAATAACCATTTCAAATGGTCGAGGAACTCGCTCACCAGCGTTAATCCATTCCATAATGCCCCCAAGTTTTCATGTGGTGATTAAGATTAACACAATGATGAAGGGGCATATCTTCTATCGGTGAGATGTACGGGAGCATTATCGAAGCCACTCGGTGAATGGCTCCTGTAATGTCCAATAAAAAAGGCCGCATCAGCGACCTTAGTCTTTGTATTTTTTATTCGAAACCTTACTGGTTCAGTCATGTATAGAACCATCCTAATACACCAGTAATAATTGCAATAACGATAAACGTGATTGCTGTTTTACGCATTAGTACACCGTAAAATGCCAATGACATCCCGATACACAGAACTATCAAAACTGGCCACATGCTGAGCAAAAGCAATAAGTAAGCGTCGATACCGCTGTGAATAATCATATTTACCCCAAAAATACGACAGTCTGACCTTCCATAGCTTTTACACTTCATCACTTGAGATCATGTAACCGTCCTTAGTGTAATCGGACATTATCACAGGCACTCAGTGAATGCCTATTCAGCAGGGGCGATGTCGATGAAATACTCTTTCCCCTGCTCAAACTGCTCTGCCGCTGCGGGGTTAGAGATGACCATCTGCAGTTGACCGCTGGGGGTATACTTCGACCAGGTTTCGTTCTCCGTACTGCCAGTCGTTACCGCGATAAGGTGGACGACAGCCGTAGAGTTATCCGGCGATTTATTGATGCTGTTACATTGAAATTTTGCACGTACGGTCATTGGAACTCCTCGGTTAGTAAAAAGCCCCGCTATTGCGAGGCAATTCTTGTAGCGGCTCTTATCTCAGCGCAGCCCCTTACTGCGTGCCGGATGCTCATCTTCGAGCGCCAGCGTTGAGATATTGGGCCTAACTGCTAGCCAGTCCGGCCTCTCCGGTAGTCGACAGAGCCATATCGACAGGAGAATGAAGAGTAGAAGCATGATCACCTCAGGCACTGCGTGCGGATGTATTCCTGCAGGTAACTCACTTGCCCGGTGACGGTGGCGATTCCGGCTCGGAGACTCCAATAATCCCGCTCAGCGGAGTCAGTAAGTCGGGGGGCGGCAGCATCGCCCACGCTGCCGGCGACGGTCGCTCCGTTCGCGGGACATTTTGCGTTGAGCTGCAACCTGCGCTTGCCAGAATCGACATCCCTACGCAAATCGCTAATGGTGTTTTGCGCATCGGCTAATTCCTTCGTGTATTTGGCATCCAGCGCAGCAACGTCGCGCTGCCGGGTCTGCATGTCGGTGATGGTGGCGTTAGCCAGATTTAGCGCTTTCACTTTCTCGTCACGCTGCCTTTTGAATTCAGTGGCGTTGTCGTGGTAGTGATTAGCTAGCCACCCAAGACAAACAATCAGGCAGATGACCACGGCACTGATAATGGCGGTTAAGCGGCTCATAGTAGAATTACCCCGACAAAAAGGAACCAGCCCCACCCATCATGTCCGCTAGCAGCAATAAACCCAGCAGCAGCTATGCAGATAGCCGACGGGATGTATTTCATTTCTGCCCCCACAAACACACCTCGCGCTCAATCTCGCGGCGCGTTACCAGCCCTTTCCACTGCTTTCCTTTGGCGTAGGTCCAGCGGCGCAGTTGGTCGCATGCGCCTTTCTGATCGCCCTGGTTGATTTTGCGCAGCAGCGTTGAGGTCTGGAAGTTTCCGGCGCCGACGTTATACGCGAACGAGTACAGCGCACCTCGCATCGTCTCGGGGATCAGCTTCTGGATGTACGGGTTAATCTGGCGGGCAACGCTGTTCAGGTCTTTATTGAGCAGTGCGCGGCATTCAGCCTCGGTGTACTTCTTGCCGAGCATGATGTCTTTGCCGGTATGGCCATAGCAGACAGTCCAGACACCCACCACGTCCTGATAAGGGTTGTATCTCACACCCTCCAGACCGTCGTTACCGGTCGGGCCGGTGATCAGCGCTGACGCAATGGCAATAGCACCACCACCAGCGGCAGCAATCACGCTATTCCTCAGCTTTGGTGACATAGCCATTCAGCCGATCCTCCCGTTCCTTACGTCGGTAATACCAGTTCACGCCACAGGTAATAACAGTGCACGCTATACCGACAACGATCGCCCAGTCACTCAGGCTCATACCCGCCACTTTGTCGGCCAAAATCCATACCTCTGTTTTTGCTACATCGGCGTAAGCCTTTGCTGAGACACCGCAGCCCGTCAGCGCGGTCCCGGTGCCGTATGAGAGTCTGCTGTAAATGGTGCTCATTTTTGTCATAGCCTCACCTCCGTTAATGACGGATGGCGCTGTGTGTTTGAAAGGGGTCGGCTCCACGGGCTGGATTAGCAAGAACGCTTCCAGTTCATTCCCCGTGAGCCTTATGTGTTATGGAATGGCCGCCAGATGGATTTACGACAAAGCACAGAGTGAGTGACGTTCTGGCGGCACAAATAGAAAAGGCCGAACAAATGCGCGGCCTTTATATGTCTGAGCAAAAAAAAGCCCACTCGTCGAAGTGGGCAAAATGGTAGTTTGTTCAGTGGAGGTTACACCGCCAGCTCTGCCACAACGTCTTATGCACGTTATTTCAGGATTTAGCGAAACGATGCAACCACACAAAAAGTATAGTACGTAAAACAAGAAAAACATGGAGTGTGGTGCCGGGTGCCTCCCGGTAAGTCGCCGCCAGTCCACAGACGACTCGCAATGCGCAAAAAAACATATCAGACTGGCAATGCCCCTCCGCATAGGGGGATTCACCACACCTAAAATCTAGCACCAATGTTATCGTATTTTCAACACGCACTTCCCGGGTGCGGTCCTCTGATTCACGATCATTTGCACGTCTTCAGTTGCCGCTGATTAGCGACGTATTACTCCTTGTGATATTGTGCAAGAATATAAGTCACAAAATTTGAAGGGATATACACCTATGGATAGAGTTAAGTTCAAATGCCCCAGTTGCGGACAGACGCTGACTTTTAGCGACATTCTGCACGAAGAAACAATTGATAAAATTAAAAATACGTACTGTCCAGGCTGTAAAGCACTTATCAGCAAAGAAGAAATCACGCGACAGATTCAGAGCAATGTTACAAAGCGAATTGGTATTATTTTCGGTGAGCAAAGTAACCATTCGTGATTCAGCTGAAAAAGGCTACGCAAACGCGAAGCTTGTGAATGGTTGCCGCTGACTGGCGGCATATTTCCCTGTCTGATATTGTTGATTTGCGAAGACCACAATACCGATAAGGAAACTCACTCATGAGCAAGATTAAATTTAAATGCCCTGGCTGCGGACATGACCTCGTCGTACGCAGTGGTGTCGAAATCCATAGCATGGACGACATTGAAGGAGCCGTCTGTAGCAACTGTGACCGAACCATTCACAAGAATGATCTCGTTAGCCAGTCGAGAAAGTACGCCGAGAACCTCGTCCGTGACATGCTCGGGAAGCACTTCAAGTAACGCTGAAATCTTACTTTCAATCCTGCTGGTATCTGCGGTAATTAACGCCAGCATTTTTGCATTCTTCATTGCAAATACCTCGGGCTGATAATTCAAATGGATAAATTCGACAGAAGCATTCAACGGGAAACGCTGCAACTTCTTTATGCTGTATACCCAAATGAACTAACTAACGAGCAGGTCGATGAAATCACCAATCTGTACCCTGACACTGATAGTTTCATGGCAAATTTACTTTACCTCCACCAGCACCAGTTGATAGTGAGTGGTTTAAAACCAAGCTCAGAAGGCTACGTCCTGGTCAATAGGCCCGCCATCACTCACCGTGGTATTGATTTCATCCGCGACGATGGCGGACTAGGCGCTATTCTGAATGTGCAAACTGTTAAGCTGCACGACAGCACGATCATTGCCCTGGAAGACATAATCCGCGTTGCAAACATTCCTGAAGAGCAGCGGAAGGGACTGATTTCAAAACTTCGTGAGCTTCCGGCAGACGCCATAAAACATTTGACGCTTCAATTACTGACTCCGGCGGTTCTGCATCCGCAGGCCGTAATTCAGTCAATTGAAAAATTCCTCCAGACTTTGTGAACTCCTCGTCGGGGCGGATCATTGAGAAACGCCCCCAGCCTACCAACGGACTTAAAAGCACCCAAAAGTCAGCTTGATGGTCACATGTCAGGAAAAAGCCTTTCGGGTGAAAGTGGCATGCGCAGATTTTCATAGCTTCCCCCAGAAAAGCAAAAACCCCGCCGAGTGGCAGGGTTGATAGTCAGTTTCATTTGGATGTACGTATCCATGATTAGAAGCATACACGGCAACTTCGGACAAAATCAAGTCTTATGCACCGAAAAAGCAAAATATTGTCGCCATTGTTTTAAAAATCGGTCGCTTTTTGAAATTCCTTATCAGCATGGCGCTCTTCCTTCCAGCATACGTCCACCAGCGCATCACAGAAGGGTTTCCAGTTACGGGTCCATGTTCTGACGTGCAGGTCTGGAATGAGCGTCAGAATCGCTTTGTACGCAGCCGTAGACGGCATCGTTGAAAAACCATTTCCCGAACAGCGCTCACAGGTTTTATAAACCGGCACCCCCTGCTCTTTGGTCTCTTTTCGATCCAGAACCTGTCCAGAGCCACCGCAGCGGCAGCGGGCGTTAATGGCCCCCTTCCCACCGCATACAACGCACTGCCGTAATACTATCTCCTGCCTGATAATCGGGGCGACAATTTCCTCGCCGTCGCTTTTGTATATTCCGGGGTGCTTAACAACCTCCTCAACTGATTTGGTTAAACCAGCCCCCTCGCATGCCGTGCAGATCCCGGTTGTTTCAGCTGAGCGGGAATACTCTGCAAAGGCAAATTGCGCCAGAATCAGGCAGCAGCGCCCCAGAGCCTTACCCGCTGCCTTTCGCACGTTTTTAGGGGCTGTATCAATGGCATGTCGCGCCAGCGCCTGAACTGTCAGCTGCTCATCGGTTTTACTGATGCCAGCCTTACCGAAGAATGCCGCCAGACCGAACCGCGCCCGACTGCTGGTCACCCCGATCCCGGTCATGACGTCTGTTCCGTTCAGGCGATTCGGTGATGTGCTTTTCACGTCGTCGCTGATATGCATCCCCTGCGGGCTGAAATGCTTTAACGATGCTTCCAGTTTCATGCGGCCACTTCTCCGATATCAGAAATTAAAATTTGTCCGGATTCACCCCAGACTTTTGTTACACGAAAGTCCCAGATATGTGCGTCATCAGTAAACAGAGCATCCATCAGCGCTTTGATCATGTTATCGGCGTCTGGTTTCTGCTGGTGTGCCTGTCCGTTCATCGTTACTCGCTTCTTCTGGCTCCAGCTCTTTGGCATGGGAACCACGAAGGTTATGTGTCCGCCCTGCTCCGGCATAGCAACGTTCTTCAGACGGACCTCATCGCAGAATGCCCGGTAGCGCATGACCACTTCCCGCTGTTTCCATTTGTCTGCCCGGGTCATCCTCGGCTTGCCCATTGGTGTAATGTTAAAAATCTTCATGGCCAGCCCGGCTCCCTTTCGTGTAACGGCGTTGATGTGCCTTTGGTTGCGGCGTTGAGCGTTGGCGAGCTTCCTCCTGATCAATTGGCAGGAAATGACCGTTGTAGAATCGACGATAGATGGTCCCCAGCTCTCCATTACGCTGTTTTGTCACGTTGATTTCGGCAATACCCTTTGCTGGCGATTCTGGGTTATAAACCTCATCTCGGTACAACATCAGGATCAAGTCAGCATCAGCCTCAATTTCCCCCGAGTTTTTCATATCGGAGTTCATTGGCCGCTTATTTGGTCTGGATTCGACACCACGCGACAGCTGGCTCAGCGCAAGGACGGGGGTTTTATTGGATTTAGCCAGGTTTTTAAGCCCCTTGGATACTTCGCCAACGGCCAGATCGTACCGCGCAGCACTCTGAATTTTGATAAGCGCCAGGTAGTCGATGACCACCAGCGCGATTTCCGGATGCGCTATCTGGTAGCGCGTGGCGGTTTGCTGTATCTGGTCGATAGTCAGGCCGGTGGCGTCGGTGATCCAGATATTGCAGGTGGACATTCGCTCCATGCCGTTAAAAAATCGCGCCCAGTCTTCGTCCTCGAATTTATCCACGGCTTTCAGGCGAGACATCGACATCCCGCCTGCAGCGGAGACCATGCGCTTGGTGATCTGCGTGTCCGACATCTCCATACTGAAAAACAGCACGCCATGGCCCTGAGCGGAAACCTTGTCGATGATATCCAGTGCAAGCTCGGTTTTGCCCATGGATGGCCGCGCGGCGATAAACACCAGATCTGTCGATTCAATGCCGCCGGTCATAGCATCAAGCTCCTCAATGCCAGTGAGTAGGCACCTGGTCTCTTCTTTCCCCTGGCTCCGCGATTCAACTTCGTCCGCCACTGCGGTGAGCAGTTCGGAGATGTGAACGGGCTGGACGGTATCTGCTGAAATGTCGATCGCCGATACAGTCAGCTTCGCAGCTTCAAGAGCGGCCAGGGCTGATTCTCCGTTTCTGGCACTCCTGATTTGCTCCAGCACTTTTTCTAGTGCTGCTTCGGCATCACGTACACCAGCATTGCGCCGCAGCACATCAACGTAAGATAACAACGCGGATTTCGCCCAACTGACACGGGTGGCTGCCAGAATTGTGGTCTGGAGTGCCGGCAACGACTCGCAAAGCAGTAACGGATCAATTACTCCGCCACCGCGGGCCTGTCGGCAGATGCCAGTGTAAATTTCCCGATACTGACGAACTGAGAAGGTGCTTGCAGGCAGTCGGGAGAGAACATCCAGCACCTCAGGATCATCTCCGCGCAAAAACAATGCGCCGATGACCGCCTCTTCAAGTTCGTCGTTACGCCAGACTGGTGTCATGCATGCCCCCGTTATTCCCACGAAAACTTGCCCAGTTGAATACCAGGTAGTTGCGCCCACCGTCAGTCACACGATCAAAAATACGGTCGCTGATAAACTCTTTCAGCTGCTCAGGTGGCAGATTGCTGATCAGGATGGTTGGCAGAACGCTTTCATAGCGGGCGTTAATCACTTCGTGCAGGATGGTCATCTCTGCCGGGCTTCCGAACTGCACGCCTACCTCGTCGATAATCAGCAGATCCAGCGAAGCGTAGTGATCCAGTACGCTCTCTTCGGTTGTGTCAGCATTGTGGCGCCAGGTGCTTTTCACGGCACGAGTCAGACGCATCACATCGGTCAGTTCCACGGTGGCGAGATGGTTGCGGATGATGTTTTTCGCCAGAGAGACCGCCAGATGATTTTTTCCCGTGCCGCAGCTGCCTGTCAGCACCAGACTTTTCCCGGCGTCCAGAACGTCAGGCCAGTTGTTGGCGTAGCGCCTGCAGGCTGCGAGATTGCGGGAGGCTTCAGGGTTGAGTTCCAGATAATTTTCAAACTCGCAGTCACCAAAGCGGCGAGTAATACCCGCGTCGTTCAGCAGGCTGGCCACGTGAAGTTTACGCAGGCTGGATTTAACACTGGTCTGCTCCGCCCGGATGCAGGCCGGACAGCGGGAGTGTTTGAAAGTCTCCGCTCCGCGAAAATCTTTGCCCACCAGCGTGAACTGTTCGTAGTCTCCATGCTCCGCACAGGATATCGTGCAGGTGTGATTCGAGTTCCAGCCCTCGAAGCCCCATGGAAGTTTATGCTCTTCAGCGAAAGTCAGTTCATCGCCGAGTTTTTCCTGTTGCGCTCTCAGGTCTTCACGCTCTTTGAGCTGATTCAAATTCAACATACCCACCTCACTCAAAAATTCAGGTTCTCACCAGACTCGCCAAAATCGTCGGACATGCGCCCCAGTCCAGACAGGCGGGCAATAGTGCTGTTGTGCCCACCTCCGGGAGCGGATGGCGCCTGCCAGGATTCTTCGAAGTGACGATCGGGCCCGAAGAACGTAGCGGCCTGCTTGACGTACTGTGTACCGACACTGCCGGTTGCACGGGCGTAGGTCGCATAGCGCTTAACGCCTGCCAGCATCGCTTCAGGGTTAACCCCGTCTTTCAGGCGGGCTTTCCAGGCTTTCCAGGCTGCCGCCTTGGAATTGCCACCTGCTCGCTTGGGGTAGTCCTGCCAGGCTGTTTCGAATTCAGGGGAATAATCCTGTTTTGCAGAACGAGCCGGTGCAGAGGCGTCAGCCGATGCGCCAGTATGTTTTATAGGTTCATTGACTGATTCAATGACTGGTTCAAAAGAGTGACTGATTCTGGGTGCAGCTCCTGCACTACCCCCTGGTGAATCTCCTGCACTACCTAGTGAATCTGCTGCACCAGGTAGTGAATGATTTGCACTACCCCCTGGTGAATCTCCTGCACTACGTAAATTAAGTTGATAAACGTTGCTGGAATTACCTTTAGGCCCTGTGCGAAGCTCTTTTTTAATCAATCCTCCTTCGCAAAGCGCCTCAATGTGATTCATCACTGACCGCTTACTGATTTCGCATTGATCAGCAATATGTTGGTAGCTCGGCCAGCACTCACCCAGATCACTGGCATTATCCGCCAGCTTCAGCAGGACGAGTTTACGCAAGGGGTTACCAACCCTGATTTTCATTGCCTGAACCATGAGATCCATACTCATTTGTCAGATCTCCGTCTGGTAGCGCCGACAGACCTGCCAGCGCTTGATTTGTAATCGAAAGTTCTGGTATGGTTTTTCATGAATTTACCCCGCCAGGTAGATTTGATGTGCATAGCAGAAGTCAGAACAGGCCGGGATGAACTCCACCAGCTCGCCCCGGCTTTTTCTTTGCTGCTTTCCGTTCTGCGGTGGTTGTCTGCCCGAGAGCCCACTGACGAGCTCGGTAGAGGCAATCATCGAAAATCGCCCCTTTCCTGCTCGCCTGTGAGCTTCTCCGGTAATAATCGACGCCGTGCTCAGCCCCCCCCTGCGGCACTCTCAGAGAAGCCTTCGGCCATCAACGCCGCAGTAATGTGCTTGCGAATGAAGTCTTCGGGTGACATGTCACACCTCTTGAATCGGAAATTCGTTCTTCTTTGTTGGGAATGGCTTAACTTCCTCGGCTTCAGTCGTCCCATCTGGGTGAACAAGCACAAAAATATTTCTCTTTAGCCTCAAAGCCTTACTTATTGCGCTTTGTCTAATCCCGAGCTTGCTGGCAGCCTTTACTTGGCCTTCTTGATCCGCAAATTCTTTTAATGTGAGTTTTTTCATAAACCCCTCCTGCAATTAATATAACCGCTAGTTATTTTTATTGCAACACCGCAGGTTATTGATTAATATTCCCTGCGGTGATAATTTTGTGGGGAGAGGAGAATTACTGATGAAAAAAAAGCCATTAACTGAAGAACAATTGCTTGATGCACAAAGACTTAAGGCTATCTATGACCGTAAGAAAAAAGAGCTTGGCCTATCCCAAGAGGTTTTGGCTGATCGTCTTGGTATAAGTCAAAGTGCCGTTGCTCAAATTTTTGCGGGTAAAAACGCACTGAATTTAAAACGGGCTGTAGAGTTTGCCGAAGTTCTTGATGTTAAGGTCGAGGAATTTAGTTCCACTCTGGCTGACGAGGCTCATCAGTTAACCAAATCCAACGTTACCTATGCAGGAGCCTATCAACCCGGGCGTAGGTACCCAGTTTTAAGCAGCGTTCAGGCCGGCGCCTGGTGCGAGGCCGTGGAGGCCTATTCTCTGAAAGACATAGACCACTGGCTTGAATCTGACGCCCACATTCAGGGAAATGGGTTCTGGTTGTACGTTGAAGGTGATTCAATGACTGCCCCGCTCGGGCTCAGCATTCCTGAAGGCACATACGTCCTGTTTGATACGGGGCGTGAGGCAGTGAACGGTAGCCTTGTGATTGCCAAGCTTGAAGATTCAAACGAAGCGACCTTCAAAAAGTTAGTTATCGATGGTGGTCAACGCTATTTGAAAGGGCTAAACCCTGCATGGCCACTGGTTCCAGTTAACGGAAACTGTAGGATCATTGGCGTGGCTGTACAGACAAAAATGATGCTTATCTAAACTATATCTAACTAACCAGCCCGGATTTTCCGGGCTTTTTTTTGACCAAACAATGCCGCCCCCTCCCACCACAAAAAAAATAACATCAAACATATCATGAACATAACCGCTAATTATAAATTAATATAACCTGCGGTGTTGCAATAAAAATAACTAGCGGTTATATTCAGTTCATCGGCAAACAATGGAGCTAATGAGATGATTAACGCAGCGGGTGATAATGCTTTCGATATACACGAAAAATTAAAAAAACATGGCGCTAAGTGGCTGTATATGCATGAGGAGAATAGTCATCAAATAAATACAAATTATGAGTTCTGTACGAACTTTATTGGTGAGATTGAATTTGCGATTTATGAACGTCATGGAAATCATTTTATCTTAGTCGATTTTTTTAAATCCTACGATGAAGCATGTGATGAGGCGAAGGATATTCTCTATATTTATCCAGAGATCAGAGATCTGATATTAAAAGCCACATCCATTTCATCACCATAAAATAAAAGACAATCTACCGAAATTAACTTAAAAACCAGAATTGATAAAACGGCTTAATTGCTGAGGCCTCACTCACTTTGAGGAAAGCATAATGAATATTGCATCCCGTAAAAAAGACAACCTTGAAATAACAATGCGTACTGATTTCCCTGTACTCATTGAAGCAAATGGAGCACTCAGGACAGCACAGCACGCAGATGCGTACGCCAATCAACTCAGGGATGAGTTCAATACATTGCTCTTTGCTGCGATAGCCAGAACAGATAAGCATGTCGCCGGTCGCTTTACCAGTCTGCTCAATGAGCTTTGCGTTATGACTGGTTCCACAGTGAACAATATTAGAAAAGGTCGCTAAATATGACATTCATCGTCGACCGAAATGCATATAAAGCTGCCCTGCTTTATGCATCATGCGGACAGGAAGTGATTGCGGGCCTTTATCTTCGCAAAGCTTACGGGAGGTAATTATGTGGAACCCTGCAACCAGCACAAGTATTGAAGAAGTTGTAACTGAGGCTAATAACCTGAATGAACTCTTAGATTTGATGCATCTTTGTTTTAAAGAATGAACCCTCCTCAGACCGAAGCATTGCTGGGGTTGGCGCTAAATATCGCATCAAATATTTCCATCTGGATAGAGGCTGAGGAAAAGCGCCGTGAAAACAAACCTGATTGAAACTCGTCGCCGTCACCTCGTTCGGGCAAAACTGGATTCAATGATGCGTAGAACTGGAAGTTATTTCCAGATAGTCAAACTGGAAGACGGCACGAAATTACCTGTAGAGCTTGATGGGGACATTTTAACAAAAGCATTAATCAAGTTGTTTGAAGCAATGATTTATGACAACCACAAGCGCGAACAGGCGGAGCGTTTAATTGCTGAGCATTATTCGAATTGCATGGGCGTTAATAAGTTAACACCTGATGGTGTGGACTTTATGAATGCGCTTATTGCAACGCTGGCTGAACAGTCATTAAAAGCCGAGGGCTAAATAATGAGAATGATTGAATATCGTGGCGTACTTATTCCCGCGCCGCCACCGATGGTGCAATTAAGTTGCGAGCCGGGATTTACCGGGCGGGTTGTTATTGAGCTGGAAGATGGTGAATTCGTCAAACAATACCCGCTCCGCAAAGAAGAAACATTCTGCTCGCCTGAGGCTTTTCTCGAACTGGCTCAGGAAGCTGGATATCAGGTGATAGCTCCAGCCAGGGAGGTTGACCGTGCTGACAGCAATACGAATTCCTGAACGCGTACACCTGCAGGCGATGCAGGTCCTGCTGCGGTACCGCCGGAAGCGCATTTATGCACGGCGTACGCACCGCACCGGCTATCTCAGCCTGAAGGTTAACCCACGCTGGCGGCTGTTATCGAAAGACGACGGCCGAAGCTGGGAGGTGATGAGTTATGAAAAATATTCAGGGGAAATTAAACGATGATCGACAACCGCACCGCCAGCGCCATTGACCTGGCATTACAGAAGCACCACACGCCAGTCGGCGACCTGTATGCCGCTATCCGTCATGGACGCATGAAACGTTGCTTTAGTCGCGGTACCGCCATCAGCTGGCTGGCCCACTTTCTAACATCGCACTCTTTCGCACGATCTGGCTTTAAGCAGCGCCACCCTGATTTTCTGGTTGAGCAGGACCATGGCGAACAGGTATGGCACCGCGGCGAAACCACCGATGAATATCATCGCGCCCACCAGCGCACCGTTCGCCGACTGCGCCGGATTCTGGCCCGCAAGCGCGAAATGCAAAAGTGGTGCGAAAGGTGGGATGCCATGCACGACCGCTACGTGAAAGAGCGTGAAGAACTCAAAGCCAGCAAACCAGCAGAGGTACGCAATGGATCACACAGTATTTAACCCGGAACCAACGTCTACCGGCATCCGGTTATCTGGAAGCAGGATTATTGGTTACTCCGCCGCTATTCGTGAACTGGATAACGGTCGCTATGACAAACGTCTCGCCGAAGGTATGGAAATTCTGGCCTGCATCATGGAGGCGGTCGAAAGCAACTGGATCACGCTCAACATCGAGAAGCAAATCATCGTCTGGCGCTGGTTGCTCGCTGCGGTATTCATTACCGAAGAGCGGGAGAAGAACGGGACTGTAGATGTTCCGAACGACGAAGGCGGCGTTGATATAGCCGTTATCTATTCCGGCGAGCACGGTGCAATAAGTGTCTACCCCGGGCCGGAGCGCTTTGCTCTCGCTAACCATATTGAGGCCGGCGCCATTGAGAAATACGGGCCTGATCTTGGCCAGCAGCTGGCGCTGCGGATGTATCAGGACATGGTTGTTGCTGACGACGAAAGCAGGTTCAGGTTGTCCGCTATGGGCCGAGAAGGTTTCAACCTGCTGCATGACGGCTTTATCGAACAAATTCATACCGAAGGCATGCCTGGCATGCCGGTTATGCACTGAGGGAAATGATGATGAATAACTTGATCACCAGCAAGCCATCAATGACCAGCCTGGAAATTGCCGAGCTGGTAGAGAAGCGTCACGACAACGTGAAACGCACAATTGAAACTCTAATTTTGCGTGGCGTTATCACTTCTCCTCAAATTGAGGAAAAGCCCACTGCCGGGCGACCCACGTCAATTTACGTTTTTGAAAGTGAAGAAGGTAAGCGCGACAGCATTATTGTGGTCGCACAACTCTCGCCAGAGTTCACGGCCCGCTTGGTAGACCGCTGGAAAGAGCTTGAGGAAGAACGATCCCGCCCAAAATCACAGGCTGAGCTGATCGCCGAAATGGCCCTGCTGAATGTTGAGCAGGAGCGTCGCCTCTACCAGGTCGAGGAACAGGTGGAAACCGTAGTCGAAGCTGTCGAAAACATTAAGCGCGGTACCATGCGGGCCGGATACGTTGGTTATCGCCAGGTGGTCGCCAAAAGCGGCATGACCGATGCCAAGTGCCGAAACCTTGTTAACGCATACCGTATCCCCACCGATACACACGAGTTTATGACACCTGACGGCCTACTCTCACGGCGGGCTATCGTGGAGCTTGAGCCTTTTATGAAAGCATTCCACCAAATGATGGCAGAAGCCGAACCTCGCGGTACCCGCTGGTATCACCCGAAAATGGGACTATTTCAGGCTATTGGGTGGGAGGGTAACCGTGAGCAATAGCGACATCTGGATGCCGGCCGATTCAGTCGAAGAGGCCCACCAGCGGGCCTTAACGTGGGTATGCGATGCTTACCTGTTCTATCTGGTTAGCCTGCACCGCCGCCCGGTATACCGTCACCAGTACGGCGATATTTCGCTTAACCAGTCAGCACTACAGGGGGTTATTGACTCCTACCTCAAAGATAAGGGGTGGGATGCCGAACGGCGCTGGGCGCATTACATCAACATTCTGGACCTCATTAAATATATGCATCGCAGCAATTCGGAATTTATCGACTGGGGTACAGTGCCGGCGCTTACGCCTCGGGGGATCCGCTGGATGAACGCCTGCCTCTCTCGCCTGGGTGAAATGGTTAACAGCTATGGCGGATGGAAAGGATATATCGCAGCAGTTGAGGAAGATCAGAAAGATGAAAATCGACTTTAAAGATTATGGCGCTGTGGCCGCGGTGACTATTACCAGCACCATTTTCGAGTTTCGCAAACATAACCGGGTTGTTGATGCCACCCTGCTCTGCACCCCGGGCGTCATCAGCGAACGGCGCGGCAGCTTCTTCATGAAGACGCATATTTCAGGCAAAACCAGGGATGCGCTACGGGCCTATAAAACCGCGCTGCGCGAGATGAAACGATGAACAGAGAATTTGAGATATGGGTCCGGCTGCGCTACGGCGGCCGGTATGACCTGACGCGAGACGGTCACGGCTACTACTGCCGGGAAGTGGTTAAGCGGATGTATGAGACGTGGTGCCACTGTCGTGGCCTGAAAGTGGTGTGAGGTGGAAAATATGGTAGACATTGAAATGATTGACGAGGAAGAAGTAATGAGGATGATCCGCGTTTCTTCACGCATGACCATCCGTAAATATACAGAGCGCTATAATTTCCCAAAACCAATCCGCACCTACCCTAAGCAGTACCTGCGCTCTGCTGTCGTGGAGTGGATTTTAAACGGGGGCATCAATCAGAAATCTTCCTGATATGCCAGAATATTTTTTCAGCATACAGATCATAGGCGTCTTTCTGTTCCGCAATCCAGTCATGCTTGTTATAGACGGAAAGCACGCCGCCCAGCTCATGCCCCAGCATTTTTTCAATAACGTGCGGGGCTACGCCCTCTTCAGATAGCCGGGTTGCGAGGGTGCGACGAAAGTCATGTGAAGAAAACTCACCAAAACCCAACGAATCCTTTATTCGTCTGAGAAATTTATTTGCACCAGAAATGGTTATGGGGGTTTTCAGATTTTCACCCGGGAAAAGTACATTTCCATAAGTCATTTCGGCTTTTTTCAGTAAATCATCTGCAGCAGAGAAAATTGGGCGCCTGATAATTTTTTTGGTTTTGCTTTTCTCCGCCGGCACGACCCACAGCCCCTCCTCTCTGTCAAACTCACCTTTTATAGCCAGCCGCAGTTCACTATTTCTGGCGCCGTAAAGCATCAGCAACTGATGAAGCAACCTGTTAGAAGTAGACCCGCGGCTCCGCTCTATAGCCATCCAGATTTTTGCGAGCTGGTTATAGCTGAGAGTGGTCTCACCAACCGCTGGTTTTACGCCAATGTCTTTCGGCTGTAGAAGCATCAGCTCAGTTGTACTGATGAACTGTCGGCGCATACACCAGCCAATAGCCGAACGTAGTTGTATCAACAAGTGGCGGGCGCGGCGAGGGTTGATCCTCTCCTCTTCGGTAAATCTCTCAACCCACATACGGACAGGAATATCTTCGACCGGTATACCTGAAAAAGCATCTCTCATCTGCTTTATAACCGTGGATTTATAAAGTGCGACCGTTTTCTCCCTCAAGGTCACATCAACATAATTCTCTTTCCAGTAGTCCAGGCAGTCCTTTACCGTTGGTTTATCCTGGGATTTGTTGTTGCCAGTTAGCGACCGTGGATCAATGCCCTTATCTGCTGACTCCCTCAAATCTGCAACTATATTGCGAGCCTCGCGTAGCGTCAGCGCCGGGTAGCGCCCCAGCCCCATTCGGTTCTGCTTTCCCTCCCAGCGAAACCGAAATTGAAAGCTGATAACCCCTTTGGGGGTTATACGAATCCCAAGCCCATCAGAATCAGTAATTTCAGATGGGCCGGAATATGGTTTACCATAGATAGAACGTAGCTTCGTGTCACTGATCGCCATATTATTTTCTGTACTCAT